CACGCATGGCAGCAGCCAGCTATGACGGTGATGACCTGACCGTTTACCCGTACACCCCGGAAATTATCTCCGTCAGCGGCGCGGCTTATGGCGGCGCGGCGGTTCACATTATTGACCTGATGGAAGTGGGACCATGACACAAAAATACTATGCAATTGTCACCAACCAGGGCGCGGCGAAGATTGCCAACGCTGCCGCACTCGGAACAAAACTGAATATCACGCAAATGGCCGTGGGCGACGGCGGCGGTACGCTGCCGACGCCGAACGCCAGCCAGACGAAGCTGGTTAACGAGGTGCGCCGCGCCGCTATCAATTCGCTGAGCATTGATGCGGCCAATGCCAGCCAGGTGATTGCTGAGCAGGTGATCCCTGAAACAGAGGGCGGATTCTGGATCCGGGAAATGGGGCTGTTTGATGCGGACGGCACGCTGATTGCGGTGTGTAACACGCCGGAAACCTACAAGCCCGCGTTGCAGGAGGGCAGCGGACGCACACAGACCGTACGAATGATTCTGATCATCAACAGCACCGACGCCATCACCTTGAAGATTGACCCGTCCGTGGTGCTGGCAACGCGGAAGTATGTTGATGATGCTGTGATAGAGGTGAAAGCCTACGCTGACAGCGTAATGAAAACTCACACCGATGCTAAAAACCCACACAGCCAGTACCTGCAGATCGCAAGCGCCCTGGCAGAAATCAAAGACGCCGGGCTGGTTGCTGACGTTCTCAAAAACCTCGGTTTAGGCGAAGGCGCGCCGGTCATAGGATCACCTTTCCCCTGGCCTCACGCCAAAATGCCAAATGAAATCTTTCCCTCTATGGCTGGCATGGTCTTTCTGAAAAGTAACGGAGCGACATTCAGCAGCACGTTATATCCAAAGCTGGCGCTGGCTTATCCGGGGCAGAAACTGACTGATCTGCGTGGCGAATTTATCAGGGGTTGGGATGACGGGCGCGGCGTAGATTCAGGGCGTAGTTTAGGAAGCGCGCAGTCATCAACTGGCCTGCGAACTGCAGCGGTGGATTATCCGGGTATTGATGCAACAACATCAGGCGCAACGGTAGGCACGGCATTTAACCAGCCTGATTCAGTCACAAAGGCTCAGCCCGGCGATGCGAAAACACCTGATAACGGTGTTTTGGGAGCGGTACTCAGCGACAACTCAATTCAGGCAACTCAGTTGCAGGCAGGCATTCAGGGCGGCTCAGTATGGATCACCACGCGCCCGCGCAACGTCGCGTTTAACTACATCGTGAGGGCTGCTTAATGGCAAAGGTAACGCTTGATAAAAACGGCCTCGCTAAATCGGCCGGCACACTGACGGTTTATAACTTTGATGCGGTAAGCGGAGAGTTCACCGGCTCAAATGATGAGTATCTGGCTCAGGGCGTTGGCCTGCCCGCTAATGCCTGCATTACAGCGCCGCCCGCCGCTGAAGCAGGTAGCGTGGCGCTTTATCTTAATGGCAGCTGGCAGGTCATTGCCGATCATCGCGGGGAAACAGTCTATTCAGTTAATGGCGGCTCAGCAGTATTAATCACCGTACCGGGCGATTATCCAGCAGACACAACGCCGCTCAAACCTGCAACCATCTGGGATAAATGGGATGGTGTAGAGTGGGTAACCGACACTGATGCGCAGCGGAAGGCCGAAGTTAGCAGAGTAGCCACTGAAAAATCAGCATTAATTAATGAGGCAAACGGCATCACCCAGGCATGGCAGACACAACTACTACTGGGAATTATCACCGATTCTGATAAAGCCTTACTGACAGCATGGATGAGATACCTCCAAACTATTCAGAATATTGATATTACTGAGCCGAAATCTATCATCTGGCCGGGAAAGCCAGAATAAGCTTAGGCCCCGCATGGGGCCTAGACCTCAATTATTATAAGTATTTTTTAAGTTCATCAGCGAAAGGTATAAATGTGTTACCGACTAAAAAATGCTTCTTCTTAAGATGCTCCTTAAAAGTTCCTACAGGTCTTAAGGAAAGAGAGTCCTTGGAGAGATCGATCATGATTTGAGAGATTACACCGCCACTCATCCCTTCTAAGTTAGGAAGGTTATTGTTGTCGCTTAATGGTTCTGGCGTGAATTGAGTTCCTTTTTTTCCTTTCTTATCATTGTATTTGAAAAATATATCTTCTGTTTCGGTGTCAAATCCGAAGGAATGAAATATAAGGTTTAGTCTGTTTAAACCTTTAGAATCCCTATCAATATGGAAAGTATTTCTACTACCAGGATATCCTGTAATCATGAAGGAACGAAGCGGTGTAAGCTGAGTTCTGTAGTTGAGGTCAAAATAAGGTAAGGTTTTTTCTTTATCAAATATCGCTTTAGGGAGTTCTACTAAGGCATAATCTTGTTCGCTATTATGCAATACATTTACTTTCTCAAAGGGGTAATTCTCGCCATCAATGCAAATTGCTCTGAAATCAGCATTTATCAAGTCAGTTACTACATGCGATGCTGTTATTATAACGATGCTAGGTGCACCAGGCATCAATAAGAGAAAGCCACTTCCGCATAAAATTAATTCTCGTTTGCTGTTTTTTTTCCACGTAAAGAAAGATACCAGCGCTCGTTGATATTTATTAGATAATTGTGTTGCATGACTATCATCAATAGTGCCGGGTATCTCTTCGATAATCGATCTGAAAGGGTATTTAAAATCCTCAATGAACATAACTTCTCCTATCTGTTTTCATCATAACTAGTTTGCGGGTTGATGTCATGGATGTAACTATGCAGCGGCACCCATCTTACAAGAGCCGCTATATAGAACATCTGGTATAATTACGATTGGCCTATCTAGTCATTCACGCGTATAAACGTTCCATCTAATGAATAATCAGCAGAAATAGAGTTTCTTATCATACCACCAAACCCATTTTTTCCGCCGAAGTCCATGAAGACGGTAATATGATCACCTCGGTCTATATATTTTGTCTCGTAATGCTTGAAGCTGTCAGGATCATTCATGACATTTTTAACTCTATTCACGAGATCTCTGTGGCTTCCATCCCAAGGGCTGAATTGCTTTTCAATGTTTTTTTTGCGGTTAGCTAACTCTTCTGATTTTTTTACCATTATTTCTCTTTGAGCTTTCATTTTTTTTAAGCTCAAATCCCTATCTTCTTCTGAATGATAGGGGTTAACTTTTTCAGTGGTTATGAAGGGTAATGTTATCTCTGAAATAGGAAGCTTTAATTTTCTGGATAAAAAATTAACTAAGTCATCTTCTTTAAGGTTGCCTTTACTATCTATGAATTTGTCGCGATTTTTATACCAAGCATCAAAAACCTTAATCTGAGTAGCAGTTACTAGATCCTCTGACGCATCGATGGCCCATATTTCGTCATTGCAAGGATTTCCAGAATACTGGCATCCATCAGAAAAATATTTTGCACTTGCCAGACTATATCCTTTTCCAACACTGCTTTTGTTGAACTGAAGAAAGATTGATACAACAGGAAATTTAGTCTGCTCTTGAAGATCTTCTGCGGCTTTTCTAACTGTCGCAGCTCTGTCTGCTAAACTGAGTGCATCCGAAGAAATTATCCAAAAAGAAACCAGTCGATTATTTTCTTGCTTACTTTTGTCTTCACGCTTTAAGACTGAATAAGCTTTTGGTTCACCTATTTGTCTTACAAATTCGGTTTTCTCAAGACTTTTTTGGCCCGGCTGCATTTCGTCTTTAACGACAGTATTTCCTCTTTTTTCTGGTGTGGGAATTATTGCTGTTGAAAGAGTGGTTAATATAAGTAATGACAATATATACCATGAGATTCCCAAGGTTATATTTTTTACTTTTTCAGCTGGATGTTGATCTTTTCTTTTGTTATACAGCCTTTTTGCTATCAGAAATGCTACAAAAAAACTTGCCAAGAACATTAAGGTCCCAAAAGCTTCCATACTTAACTCCATAGTAAAAGAGGTTTTTTAGCTAACACTTAGTTACATCTGTAGGATTAATCTTAAGGTTATCTTAACTGATTGTCACTACCAAGAGTTGCGGTCACAAAAAATTGTGTAGCAAGCCATACAATTGGATATAGGTGAAACAGTGCAGTTATAAACTGACCATAGCGGAACCCCTTCACAGGAGAACCGCCACATGGCACAGGATTATCACCACGGCGTGCGCGTTGAGGAAATCAACGAGGGCACCCGAACCATCACCACCGTCAGCACCGCGATTGTCGGGCTGGTCTGCACCGGCGACGACGCCGACGCGGCCACCTTCCCGCTTAACCGCCCGGTGCTGTTAACCGACGTACTCACCGCAAGCGGCAAGGCCGGGGAATCCGGTACGCTGGCCCGCTCACTGGACGCCATCGCCGATCAGTCAAAACCCGTCACCGTCGTTGTGCGCGTGCCGCAGGGCGAAACCGAAGCGGAAACCACCGCTAACATCATCGGCGGCGTGACCGACGGCCAGCGCACCGGCATGAAGGCGCTACTGGCTGCGCAGTCCGTCTGCGGCGTAAAGCCCCGCATTCTGGGCGTACCGGGGCACGACACAAAAGCCGTTGCCACCGAACTGCTGAGCGTGGCGCAGAGCCTGCGCGGCTTTGCCTACCTGTCCGCGTATGGCTGCAAGAGCGTTGAAGAGGCGATTGCCTATCGCAGCAACTTCAGCCAGCGAGAAGGGATGCTGATCTGGCCTGACTTCATCAATTTTGACACCGTGCTGAAGGCGGACGCGACGGCATACGCCACCGCCCGCGCGCTGGGCCTGCGCGCCAGAATCGACGAGCAGACTGGCTGGCATAAATCCCTGTCAAACGTCGGCGTGAACGGCGTGAACGGCGTTACCGGCATTTCAAAAGACGTCTTCTGGGACCTGCAGGATCCAGCCACTGATGCGGGCCTGCTGAACCAGAACGATGTGACCACGCTGATTCGTAAAGACGGCTTCCGCTTCTGGGGTTCCCGCTGCCTCAGTGATGACCCGCTCTTTCAGTTTGAGTGTTACACCCGCACCGCGCAGGTGCTCATGGACACGATGGCAGAAGCGCAGATGTGGTCCGTTG